GCATCGACTGGTACTTGTAAGTGTAATTTCACTTTCGTTATCAGAAGATAATAAAATTATGGGGAGTATAGGTAGCCTTATATTCCCCTTAACCCAATAGGAAATAAAAATTATGGCATATAACTATGGTCTTAGACCAACAACAACACAAAAAGTAACAATCAGTGGAACATCAGCAGCAACATCTAATGCTTTTGCAACAGGTGCTGAATATGTAAGATTAGTTTCTACAACAGATTGTCATGTAGAGTTTGCAGGAACACCTACAGCTACAACTAGCTCATTATATTTACCTGCTGAAGAAATAGAAATATTTAAAGTTTCTCCAGGTCAAAAAGTAGCTGGTATTCAAGCAACTGGTGGTGGACATCTTTATGTAACTGAAATGTGTGGCTAAATAAAATTATTTAGTGATACATAATGGCAAAAAAGAAAAAGAGTTTATTTGGTGTTAATACATACATCAAACCTAAACCAATCAAAAGACCAGGTCGTCATGCGAAGTCATATTCTAAAAACAGACCCAAAAGAAAAAAATATAGAGGTCAAGGTAGATGAAAAAAGTTTCGGTAGATAATAATGGTGTAGTTTCAACTGCATTTTATAGTGATGAACAAAATAAAACGATAAGTGTTGGTCGATCAATGAACCACCAATCCGTTTTAGATCATAATAAAAAACTTTATAATCTTAATGATGGCTATAATAAAAAAAGAGATTTAAAAAGAGTAGCATCTATACCTATTATTGTTTTAGAAGTTTGGGCTAAAGAATATAATGGAAACAGCAATTGGTTTTCCCTACCTAAAGAAGTTCAAAAATCTATAATGAAAAAAAAATTAAACAGTAATGAATTTCAATTATTCAAGACTGCACATGGAAATATTTAATGGCACTTACAAATTACACAGAATTAAAAGCATCAATAGCAAATTGGTTAAACAGAACAGATCTTACAACAGAAATTTCTGAAGATTTTATTACATTAGCTGAAGCAGATTTTAATGCAAAGCTTAGAGTTAGAGAGATGATTAGCCAATCTACTTTAACGATTAATGCTGAAACTGTAGCTTTACCTACAGGATTTTTACAAGTTAGAGATTTATATATATTGCAAAGCAATACAAAATATCCATTAAGATATGTAACTCCTGTACAGATGGATCAACTGAGTGGAACATCTACACAAGGATTGCCAACAGTATATACAATATTAGGAAGTAATTTAAGATTTTCACCTAAGCCTGATCAAAGCTATTCAGGAATTATGAATTTTTATAAATCTTTTGATGCTTTATCAGATTCTAATACATCGAATTTTATTTTAACAAGCCATCCTGCAATTTATTTATATGGATCATTATTTCATGCTTCAAATTTTTTAGGTGGTGTCAATCCTAATCAAACAGCTCTTTGGCAACAAATGTATGCCACAGCTTTAGAACGATTAGAACAAAACGATAGAGAGGATCAATTTAGTGGATCTCCTTTACAAATTAGAAGTGAAGATACAGTGGCAAGTCCATTTGGTTCAAGTAACAACCCTATCGTAACTAACTCATAGGAGAATTATGCAAGTTGCTTTTGGTGAATGGCTTCCTGATCAAGCATCACATCTAAATCCAGGTGCTAATGTAGCAAACAATGTTTATTTTGCAGCTACAAGCTATAAACCTTTTCCATCATTAGTTTCTTATAGTAGTAATAATATTGGAGCTAATGCAAGAGGTGCTGGATCATTTAGAGATAGCACTGGTTCAGTATATAATTTTGTTGCTAAGAATACAGACCTTTATCAATTAGCATCAGGAACTTTTACTTCAAGAAAAGGAAGTTTAACCGGTACTGATACAGATTTTTGGACTTTTACTCAGTTTGGTAATTATGTTATAGCAAGTAATGGTAAAGATGCACCTCAATATTATTTAATGGGTACATCAACAAACTTTGCAAATTTAAGTGCAATTGCTACAGATGGTACACCACCAACATTTAGAGTCAGTGGTGTCATAAGAGATTTTTTAGTTACAGGTAATCAACCGAACAATACTAACAGAGTTCAGTGGTCAGGCATTAATGATATAGCAACTTGGACTGCAGGTTCTAAAAGTGCAGATTATCAAGACCTACCTGGATCAGGTGGAAAAATTGTAGCTATAACTTCAGGTGAGATTGGTTATGTCTTTAGACAAAATCAAATCACTAGAATGGACTTTGTAGGTGGTGCAACAGTATTTAGATTTAGTACCATTTCACCGAATAGAGGTGCAGTTTATGGTCGAACAGTTTGTCAGGATGACAGAAGAGTCTTTTTCTATGCTGATGATGGTTTCTTTGAAATTAATGGCGATAAAGTTATTGCTATCGGTGCTGAAAAAGTAAATAGATTTTTTGAAAACGATTTAAACAAAGCTTATACTGATAGAATAGTATCAGCAGTAGATCCTTTTAATACTTTAGCTTTATGGCTATATCCATCTAAAGATAATACATCTAATACTACAGGGATCTGTGATAAGTTATTAATTTATAATTATGTAACTCAAAAGTGGACTACAGCAGAAGCTAATGCTTCAACAATTTTTACTCAGTTTGTTGGTGCTTACACTGTTGAGTTAATGGATTTAATATCACAAAATTTAGATAATATTAATATTTCACTTGATACAGCTTTTTGGAATGGTGGACAGCAATCTTTAGGTGCTATTAGCGATGATTACAAAGCATCTATTTTTTCAGGCACAAATTTAGAAGCTGAATTAGAAACTACAGAAAAAGAGTTATACGCAGGTTATATTAGTAAAGTTACAGGGGTTAGACCTTTAGTAGATTCTGAAGCATCAGTAATATTAAAAACAAGAAATAGATTAGCTGATACACCAACAGCATCTTCATCAGCTTCAATGGATTCACATGGTTTTAATGCGATCATACAATCAGGTCGTTATGTTAGAGCTAATGTAAAAATAGCAGGTGGAACAGTTTGGACTCATGCACAAGGTGTTGATTATGAGTCTACACAAGGTGGAACAAGATAATGGATATAAATATAGATAATGTTAGATATTCATTTGAAACACAAGAATTTTTTCAAAGACAAATTGAAGAAGCAATAAACACATTAATTAACAAACATAATACTGAAAGCGATAAAGCTTTTAGTTGGTTTATGAATTAGGAAAGATATGTCAGGAATTAAAGATTATTCAACTACACAAGCATCAAATACTACACTAAATACAATCAATGTCGGTGAGGGTATGCTACCCTCAAATCTTAATAATGCTATCAGAGCATTAATGAAGAATACAAGAGAATGGTTTAATGATAGTCAATGGGTTGAGTATGGTGATGGCGATGGTGCTTATACAGCAGCTTATGTATCAGCAACTGCATTAACTATTAATAGTGTTAATGTAACAGCAATTTATCATGCTGGTAGAAGAATTAAAGTTACAGATACAGCAGCAACTTTATATGGAACAATTGCAAGTTCATCATTTTCATCAAATACAACAGTTAATATAACTTGGGATTCAGGCACTTTAACATCAGGTGCAATTAACAATGTTTATATTGGAGCTTTATCTAAAACTAACAATTCTATACCTACTGGAATTATTAATACGATCACATTAGTTGATGGTTCAGTTACAACAGTTAAACTTGCAGACGATGCAGTTACTAATGCAAAGATTGCAGACAACGCAGTTCAAGCATCACAATTAAATGCAAACGCAGTAACTGAAGCAAAAATTAATGCAGGTGCTGTTACTAATTCCAAATTAGGAGCAGATAGTGTTAATGGATCTAAAATAGCAGATGATAGTATTGATTCAGAGCATTATGTAGATGGCTCAATTGATACAGCTCATATTGCTGACGATCAAGTTACAATGGCTAAAATAGCAGATGCAGCTATTGTCGTTAATTCAGAACAATCAGGACACACACCTGATGACAATACTTTTTATACAACATCAGCAGCAAATAGTAGATTTATTAATGCTGATACATCTGAACTAATTAATTCAGGTCAAACATGGTCAGCATCAGATAGTTTTATTGCTACAACTAAAGCTATTGATGCAAGGGTTATTGATCTTGTTGATGATGTAGGTGGATTTGTTCCAATAGCAAA